CTTGAATCGTCATACTCATTTCCTTCATCATTTGATGATGGTTCAGAATCTTTACTACTTTCTGATTCTGCATTCTTTTTGATGTGTTCTAAAATTTTCTTATAGAGCTCTACGACTTCTGCCCATGTGACAGCGGCATAACATTCCTCATATAGGGCGTATTCTTCCTCATCCATTGGAACATCCACAAATTTTCCAATTTTCGCATGGACATTTAAGCGGTCAATGAAAGACATTTCTGATAGATTAACACCATCAATTTGAAATAAATCTGACTCGTGTAACGATTTATATGCACCATTGAATATTCTTGGAAGACCTGCATACTTATTCTGTATGAGACGCTCGATTCTTATATCTTCAATGATGTTTAGAATAGAGAAATTGGCGCTGCCATACTTTTTAACAAAATATTCTAATCCATTAGCTGGTGTATATAAAGCATGACCAACTTCGTGACTAACCAACATATCGTAAACCACTTTCCCTTTGTTTTTCCAAATAGGAAGAGCGAGTACTCGATTTTTTACATCAAATTGAGCAGTTTTTAATGTGTGTGAATGAGTTACGTGAATATTCTCTTGCGATAAAAGCTTCGCAAGTGAAGAGTGTGCTTGTTGTTTCTGTATTTCCATGGCTAACCTTTTTTATTCTGTATATATAATACACTAAAAAAGGCGGTTTGTACACCATAAAATTACACCGAAATGGCAACTTATTGGTTACCAATCACTTATGTACAAAAATAATTTCTTACACGATAGCTGATTTCTTTATTCTGCTAAAATTATTCACTTTCTCAAACTCAATTTTCTGTGGAAATTTACCTTCAAGTAAGTCTTGTTTATGCGAAATAATAAAAACATTTGTTTCTTTACCAAGAGTGTATAGGATTTTAAGCAGATTATCAACACCATCAGCATCCATACTTGAATCAAAAGTTTCGTCAAGAATAAGAAGATTTGTGTTTGCACTGTTTTTCATTTTCGCGATTTGTCTCCAAGCAAACAACAAACTTAAATCAATTCGTTGTTTTTCTCCTTCTGAAAACGAAGCATACGTAAATTCATCTCTATGGCGTGATTTGATAGTCTCGTTAAAGGCATCATCAAGATTGAATAGAACAAAAAAGTCCAAGATTTGCAAATACTGATTAATGAGCTTATTCATTATTGGAAGATACTGACGAATCACCTTTGTCTTAATTCCAGTATCACGAAGAAGTTCGCCAATTGCATCGAAATATGCGTTTAAAGACGATTGACTGGTTTTAATTTCAAATAAATTGTCACTCTTTTTCCTATCTACTTTTAATTTTGCTTCAGCCGATTTCGTATCATTTACACTACCGCACTTATGTAAGTGAGAAAGTCTACTATTAAGAATATTGATTTTCGATTCGTTTTGGCGAATACTACTATTAACTTCATTCAAATGTACGACTTTAGCATACAACGCATCAATCTGACTCTGGGCTGATACCAAATGGTCCTTTAAACGCATGTATGACGTATTAAGTTTTTTAGCTGTAGTCTTACAACCTATTCTCTTTTCTGATTTCAACTCTTCTGATATGTCTTGCGAACACGTTGGACAATAATCGTTTTTTTCGTAGAATTGCGATTCAGTGACAACAGAATCCATTTCTTGCTTTAACGCATTTTTCTTAATTTCTAATTTAGTTTTACCTTTTGCCGAAGATGCGTGTGAAGCGACTGCGGTGGTGTAGTCATTATCGTATTCCAATTGTAGACTAGCATTACTCGTAATAAGACTGTCAATTTCCTCATTCAATGTTTCAACTTCAGCGATTCGTTTTTTCTCTTGTGAAGAATCTATTTTTTTCAATTCAGAAATATGCTTTTCTTGAAGATCTATTCTTTCTTTTAGAATAGCGATATCACTATCGGTTTGAGTAATCTTATTTCGCAATTGATTACTTTTTTCTTTAAGAACATTATTCATTTTAGTGAATACACCAATGTCTAAAAGTTCTTCAATCACACTTCTTCTTTGGTAGGAAGGCAATTGCATAAAGGGAACAAAGTTAGAAGAGCCTAATACGACCACCTGATGAAATGACTTGTGGTTGAGTTTTAAAATGTTTTGTTCGATTATTTTCTGATAATCGCGGCTATGCGATTCCTGATCAAGAAGCTTTCCATTTTTATACACTTCAAAAATGTTTGGCTTCATACCTCGAATAATCTTATATTTAAAAGTGCCAACATCGAATTCAACCTCAACTAAACATTGTTTGTTATTAATCGAATTAATTAACTGAGGCTTATTAATGTTGCGGTGTGGTTTACCAAATAACGCAAAAGATAAAGCATCTAGCATCGTAGATTTACCAGCACCATTTGCACCAACGATAAGCGTTGCGGAATCCTCATTAAGATTAATCGTCGTTTCTTTATCGCCTGTTGATAGGAAGTTTTTATATTTTAATTTTTTGAATGTAATCATTATATCGTATCAATTGTTTGTGCCTCAATCAGAAGCTCTTGCATCATCTTTTTCAAAGTGTCTTGGTTAAGTGGTGTTTCAATGGCGTCAATGTAAGTGTTTAAAAGTGTTGCGGTATCATCAACCTTTACATCAGTGTCCTCTACATTTTCACCGTTATAATCATCAAAGTTTTCAATAATTTTTATTTCATACGGATTGCAATCGTATAAAGCTTCAACATACTTATCAAATTTATAAAGATCCTTTTTGTTAGTTACAATTATTTTAATGTATGTATCCTTAATTGAACTCGGTGTAAAATCTGCAACCTTGTCTTCATCATAGTAAAGTTTTTGGAAAAGTGTATAAGGATTGCGTACTGCTTCTATCTCACGGCTTTCAGTGTCTAAAATGTGGAAGTACTTTGGATCATCGGCATCTGACCATGTCAACTCATACTGTGTTCCTAGATACGTCACATTTCCCTGACTACTTTTCGTGTGATAATGTCCAGAATACACCGCCTCGTATCTGTCGAACATACTTTTATCCATACCATGGGATTGTATATTCGCGTTAGCCATGTATTTAAATCCACCCAACTCCAAATGCCCCATAAGAATAGACGCTGAAGAATTTTTAATAAATTCCATCGATGCATCACGGTTCTCTTCACAAATCCAAGGGAGCAACCCAATATTTAAACCATCATACGAATTCACTGTTGGATCCATGTGGATTCTAATACGGTCATTATACTTTTCTAATATCTGTGTAAGCGAATTAAGCTTATTGGTATTCTTGTAATAAACGCAATGATTTCCAGGAATAATATCCATATGAATATCATAATCATAAAGTTTAGAAATAAACATATCATAATTACGCTTCAAGACTTTATAGTTTACATATTTTCTATGCTCGAAATAATCGCCGAGGTGAATAATGTCTTTAATGTTATTCTTTAGAAGATACGGAAAAAAGATATTGTCGTAAAACTTCTCAGCATACTTAAGATATATGTCCGACCCATTCTTAACACCGAAGTGTGTATCATTAATGATTGCAATTCGCATACTAAATAAAGTTATCTAATTTGCCATCAGTACCTTTCTGAGACTTTTTGGTTTTGTTAATCTTTTTCGCGAAGTTCTTACGAGCAGTATCTCTTTTTCTTAGAGCTTGACTTCTATATCTAACACGATTAACTATTCCTGATGCATCAACGTGATTATCAGAATCCATAAAGCTTTCAGCGTCTGCATGTTCTTTAAACAAATCTTTAACATCTTGGTATTTTTTCTCTTTAGCTATTCGACGTAAGAATGCAAAATAGCTTATCTGTGTGAAATATGAAAATGCATTAGGCAGTCCAGTGCGAGTTGCTTTTTCAATATTATAATTCATAATAGCTTTAATACAATTTTCTACTGCATCCATAACCATTTCTTCACGATAAGTGTACCCATAAAAATTGGGTTTATGAGAAAGTCCTTCAGCGATTTTCAAAAAACATGTACCAATGTACTCTGTAATGCGCGGTTCCTCTTTGCCATGTTCTTTTGCTTCGTTGACGGAGTTTACATATTCAACAACCGATGTAGAAAACTCTCGGTTATTCACGTAGTGTGGTTTATCTTTGGCTTTCTTTTTCATTATGTTATATTATACACTAAAACGACGTGTTTGTACATAAAAAAAGTGCTATAAAGTGAATTTTATTATGTACAAGTCTCCACTTTCTTGGTATAATAATTAAGAACAAACAAAGAATACTATCTTCAATTGTTATAATATTTCCTCCACTCTATTCCTTTATAAGGATCATACATACTGGAGTTATTAATACCACTATCTAGATTATCAACTGGAGGATTAAATAATAGATCCATAATAATATTTACTTCTTCATTTGACATATGTTTATCTAATCTTGATTTGATTACATATTTGTGATAGCATAGTTGAGTATCAACATCTGGTATAATGGATGTGATTACGTTATCCATACTAATCCCTACACATTCTTCTTCACTTGGAAATACCCAAGGAGTCATATAGGTTGTTCCATTTTCCTGATATACTTCTACAGGATTATTTATATAGACCATGTTTCTTTCATCATCATACGCATCTTCTACACCTACGATATGACTTTTGTCTGAAAGGCGGTATGCCACCGTCTCAAATTTACTAAGATAGTCTTCTATGGATTTATTCATACTGGGACTTCGTGAATTTTGTATTTAAACTTTTCTATGGTGTATATTTTAACTCTTTGAATAGCGTGGTTGAGTGTGTAATTCTTTTTCTTTTTCCATGCAAGATCATCTGCTAAATCGTAAATCGTTGTGCCTTGTCCGTCTTCTGTTTTTCTTAGACCTCGTCCAATAGATTGTAAAACGCGTATCTGTGATTTGGTAGGTGATGCAAACACGATGTTGTGGAGGTTAACTATATTTATACCTGTCGAAAAAGTTCCAACACTCGCGACGATAATAGCGTTCTTTTCTTTTTCAGTGATTTCACGTATTCTTTCTCGCTCTTCTGCATTCACTGCGCCAGAAACGAAAAAGACTTTACGACCAGTGCCTTTCAATTTTTGTACAAACGAGTCATAAAGAGGTTTACCATGCTTATGGACAAGGTTATATAAAACAAGCGAGTTACCTTTTTGATCGCATGTTAAATTTACGATAAACCTATTTCTTTTTTCGTGTGAAACAATAAAATCAATTTCTTCTTGATATTTTAGTCCTCTGCAAAGTTTTCTTTCTTCTTCGCGGTATTTAAGAACTAAACATTGCACAGTGAGTTGTGATAAAGTATCAGAATCGATAAGTTCTTTTGTGCTTATCACTTTATTAACTGGTCCAAAATTACCTTCAAGCGTCATCTGATTAGCGATCGCATTGTCTATCGTACCAGTTGTGCCGACTCTTAAATTCGCATTCACCAATCGATTCATGATAGTCGTTAACGATTTTGCTTTAAAGGTATGAGCTTCATCACCAACTACCATGCCGTATTGAGTGAACCAAGACGCAGGTAACTTAATAGCACTTTGCCATGTCGTTATAACTACTGATGCATCGAAGTTTATTTTTTCTTTTCCTGAGTATATTCTATGTGCATCTTCTTCTACATCAAAATCGTTATCACACAAAGAATACGCTTGAAAATCTTTATACATCTGTTCAACCAAAGATGTTGTAGGAACTACGATTAAAACTTTTTTGTCGAATTCATGATTCAAATAATAACGCATCAATAAGTAGATTATCAACGATTTACCAGAACCTGTTGGAGAAATAAGTATGGATCTTTTTCGCTGTAAGGCGTGAATAAAGGCATTTACCTGATAATCACGAGGTGTAATTGGTTTTTCTTTACTTCCAATTGTTAGGGTATTTACGAAGTTTGTGAGATCGTCTTTTTCAACGAATTTTTCTTTAAGATTATCATCTATCTTAAATGTGTAACCTCTTTCGTAACAAAAGTTGTTAACCTGCTCTAGTAAACCATGTGGTAAAGTCTGTGTGCGTCTATCGAAAAGTCTTATTTTACCATCCCACATCTTATTGCGATAAGCAGGCATAAACTTATACCCTTCTGCGTAAAAGCTAAAATACTCATGCAGCTCCATTAAAATGCCACTATCCTCGCTCGTTATGAGCACTTTCGACTCATCCTTTTTTGTCGCAAATAACATTACATTCCCGATGTAAACTTTTTAAAGTCTAAAATATTTTTAACTGCGTTGTGTCTCCAACGAATATTACCCATGATCTCTTCGAGAGTTTCGATGATAGTTTTCTGATAATCGATCTTAGCAGTAATTTTAATCAAATCATCATCTGTCGAGTAATACATATCCATGTCGGATTTCATTGGTTTGGACATTCCATCAAATGGGTCGTATCTCCATTTACGAGAATCCATATCTTCTTTCGTCATTTTACCATTGTAGTAGAGCCACTTATCTTTTTTCATTGATCGTAGTTCCATCTCTCTTTTCTTCAAAAGGAGTTTCGCCATAGAATAAAGTTCAAGGTATTTCGCGTGCAACTTAGAGGATTTAATTGTTTCTTCATCAAGACAAATTTCGTCGATAACAGAATCCTTTTTCCACATAGTTAATATATCATTCAAATCAAGCATACTATATTTATTTATCTCTACTTCAAGATTACAAATTCAGTGTATCTAAACGAAACATCTGCTTGAAGATAATCAATCGATGTTGATTGCGTACTAAATTCTACACCACCTAATGATGTAGGAAAAGCACTTTTAAATTGCAGCTGCTTATTTACAGAACTGTGACTTGACATAATAGATAAAATCATATCACATTCTTCGTGACCTTTGGTATTACGTTCTAGCCAATCGTATATTTCAGTATAGTTTTTCATATCTTCATCAATCGCCATCCGTAAGGAAAGTGCACCAAATTGTCTTTGTTCGCCAGACGTATAACCCGTCTCTCCTCTAAACTTCATTTGTACTTCCTCGGCCGAGATCTCTGGAATTCCAATACTCGTAACAAAGAATTCTGTGTTCGCGTATTTTTCGTTATTGATCGTTAACTTAAATCCAATAGGCGAAAGCAAATTCCTGTTATCTGTTAAATTTTTCTGTGCCATAATTTTATTTATAAAAAAAGAAGGCCCCCAAATGGAGACCTTCTTTAAGATTAGGGGTTAGTACCTAAGACTAGGATTGTCCACCAACGTTGATGTTCTTCACGCGGAATGTGCGGAAGTAAGGGTTGCTGTTAACAGAACCAATTCCATCACCAGCACCAGTCATTGGGTTGGCGATAAGACCATAACGTGTCTTGAAGGCAATCTTAGGTTGGAAGCTATTCTCGCCAACTGCACGTACCATAGTAAGAGGAACGTAAGGAGCGTAGAACATACCAGCATCGTAAGCGCTTGTACCTTTGTAACCAACAGTTGCGTAGTCAGTAGTAGCGTAAGGGTCAATGTAGACCTTAAGCTTACCATTAAGTAGACCAGCAAATGTGTTACCAGTAGCATCAACACTGATACCTTCACCACCGAAGGTGATCTTGCCTGCAGCTGCTAGAGCAGAAGCAACGTTGCTTGAACAGATAACATAGTTACCTTTTCCACGGCGAGTTTGAAGAGCAATAGTATTTGCTTCACTCTCGATCTGGAAGATCAAGCTCTGGAACTTCTCAACTGCCCAACGGCCGTCTGCATCAGCTACAAGGTCAAATGCCTCAGTTGAACCGATGCCACCTTTTTTACCAGTTGTAACGATAGAACGGATAACTTCACGGTTAATCTCTGCGAGAATTTCACCGGAAAGGATGTTAGCAAGTTCGCTTTCAGCGTCAAGGCCGTGTACAGCCTTAAGGTCTTGAGCAAGCTCCATTGAGTACTCAGCTTTAAGTTGACGTGTCTTAGCTGTAACAGTTGACTTCTCGATAGTGAAACCCATTTCATTAAGGCTTGATGAAGTTTCAGCAGTGTTAGTAACAATACCAGTTCCTGTTGTGATACCAGCTTCAGGAGAATCAAATAATCCTTCTGCGTGTGCACCAGTGCCAGAGAAGTCTGTGTCAGCTTCGTTGAAGAGTGCTTCATCTTGTTGAGGTGAATCTAATGTGATTGGATTACCATCACCATAACGAGCCTTCATCGCGAAGATAAGACCAGTAGGACCAGACATAGGTTGAACACCTGCAACATCATAAGCGATGAGGTTAGGCATTGCACGACGGATCAGTGAAATAAGCACTGGATCAGGACTCTGAAGAGCTGCGGTGCTTTGATTTGCATCTGCTTCACTAAGTACACCAAAGCTAGAAGCTTGTGCTTCTTCGCGGAGAGCGACTTCAGTGTTTTCGAGTAGTTTGGCTGTAACAGCCTTCTTATAGCTATCGTCGATAGCAGGAGCGTCCGAGTGATCAAGCACTGGAGCCCACTTTTGTAGTTCTTTTTCTGCGTTTAACATAATAGTTGTTTTGTTGTTGTTTGTTGTTTGGGTTATTTGTTGAAGCGTGAGAGTGTATTAACATAACGCTGCATGTCTGAGGACAAATTAGCATTAGGATCACCCGCACCTTCCACGATTGTTTTTACGTTAGTTGAATCGTGAGTTTCCTCAGATTCCTGAATAACTTCAGTTGTTGAAGAGAAGTCAAAGTTTTCTTTAATCGTTTCGACCTTAGAAGTAAATGATTTAGCATCGTTAAACTCAACTTCTTCAAGAAGAGACATAAATCTCACCTTTTCAGTGTTAGCTAAGTCTTTAGCTGCCTCTTCGATAATGTTACGACGATGAAGATTTTCAAGTTCTTCACTAAGACTTTCGTTCGTGTTTTGCATTTCTTCGAGTTGTTCTGTAGTTGCTTTAAGATCATCTGAGAGATTATCAACAAGATTAACTTCAGAATCCGGCACTTCAATATAGTGCTCAGTGAACACTTGCTGTAGTGATTTCATGAAGTTTTCTGCGATATCAGTGCGTAGCTTGTTATCAACAAACTCCTGATTCTCTTGAATCCAAGACTCAACCACATAAGAAAGATAATCATCAATCTTATTTACAACATTCTCACGAATGTATGTGACTTCCTCTTGAAGATCATCTTGATACTGTGCTTCCAACTCTTCTTTAATTTCAATAGTACGGTTAGCGATTGCACCTTCAAATAAGATAGCCACCTTTGATTTAAAGCCCTCAGTCAATTCTTTTTCAGAATCAGTAAGTACTTTAAGATCTTCAGCATACACATCTGTTTCGATTTCTTCGTGCATTCCACCGCAAGAATCTTTAATAGCTTTATATGAAGCCATAATGTCATCTTTCTTCATCGCTTTAAGTTGACCATACATGGCATTAATGATGTCAGCCTTGTTCTTAGGCATGTCATCATCTTCGCCTTCAGCCATATTAATTGACTTATATGCTGCAACTATAGATGATTTCTTCATTGATTTCAAAGCGTCGAAACTTGCTGCAAGGTATCCTGCTTTAGTAGCGACTTCTGGAAGTTCAATTTCGTCTTCTTCAGATTCGGACATTTCGTCTTCATCATCTTCTTCTTCAGATTCGGACATTTCGTCTTCTTCTTCTTCTTCAGCTTCTTCAGATTCGGACATTTCGTCTTCTTCTTCTTCAGCTTGTTCTTCTTCCTTGGTTTCACCAAGTAATACGTCTAATACGTCTTGTGTTAAAGGTTGGCTTGATTGATCCTCAGTAGCTTCTTCAGGAAATTCCTGTTCAAGCTCCTGATTCTCTACAAGATCCTTTTCTTCAACGTCTTCGATTATTTCGTTTTCGTTATTAATCATATGTTTTTCTTGTTTATGAATTTAGAGTTTGGAGAGGAAATCTTTGAAGATTCGCTCCTGGGATTCGCTAATGCGTCCAAGTGGAACCTTTTTAATTTCAGTCTCATATTCTTCAATTTGTTGAGATTTTAGCAATCCATTTTCCCACACCCATTCAACACCTTCCATAATACCTTCAACGAAGGCGGAAGGAGCAGAAGGATCTTGAACAATGTCAACAGTCGAAAGAACGAAATCGCTCTTAACAAATGTTTTGCCTGCCTTTTGCTCAACAGTACCCATACCACGACTAGAGACACCTAACTTACATCCACCTTCAACGAGACCTTTCACGATTTTGCCCATTGGTGTATCAAGTATAAGTGCCTTTCCAACAACGTCATTACCGTTCCAATTAAGTTCGGTAATTCTGTGTGAAACTTTATCTAAGTTAATTGCTGGTCCTTCAGGGTGATTCAACTCACCAACAGCTCTTCCAGTTTTAACTTGTTCCCTAACGTACTTATTCGTAGCTTCTGTAAGTACGTCTTTAGGGTAAATTCTTTTATTGCGGTTTTCCTGTTCCGCTTGCATGAAAACGCCTTCGATGAAAACATTCTTTTCACCTTTATCGTTTGCTTCGGTTATATATTCTACCGATTCTAGATGTTCCGTTATTAATTTCATTCGTTAATCTTCTTTAGATTCGTGTACTTTATCAGCACTCTTGCTGTTATTATAGATTTCTGATGTTAAACGTACTTTACGTAAGTCCAAAGCGTCTTTTAGCTTATCACCAATAGCGGCCTTAAAAGATTCGGCGGCCTTGGTAGGGTCGTTAAGTATTACGTTCGATAATATATTTGGTGTATTGTTATTCATGTTTTATGAGTCCATTTCGCCTGCGGCTTTTTCATTTGACCAAATAGCTGATGCTAAAGTTCCTTTAGGAAACGGTGATACGCCAGAAGCACCATCAACACCAAGCTTATATGCCTTCTTGTACTGTGGAATAGCTTTAACCATCTTGTCCCATTTCAGATAGATTTTCTCGTCCATACTGGCATACCATCTCATATATTCGTCATCCGTAACACCCTTAATGGTTTTTGCATTTGTAATAAGATCTTTAAAATCTTTTTCAATATTGGCAGGGCTTCCTTCAACTTTCTTTAGAGTTGCTTCTTCAAGATCTTCAGTAAATTTGCTTTCTGCCAACTCTGCATCTACAGCATCACTTGGGACTAATGCTGGATTAGCTTTCATTTGCTTAAGACCTTTCTTAATAGCATCGCTCAAGCTCGTAGCTTTCACATCAACAGTTTGTCCTTTAAAGAGTTTACCAGCTTTCTTAGTAATAGTAACTGTCCACCAATTTTTTGCTTCTTCAAGATCCGCTGATTCGTATACTTCATACCCATCTTTTTTCAACTGTCCTGCTTCTTTATTTGTTGAAGGAACCCAAAATGTTCCATCATCCCCCATAAATATTTGAGTTTTATATTTCTGCTTCGAAGCTGCTCGCTTCGCTGCTTGCGGGCTTGAAAATTTAGATATATTAGAACTTGGTATTTTAGCTTCTTCAAGATCAGTTGATTCGTGTACTTCATACCCATCTTTTTTCAACTGTCCTGCTTCTTTATTTGTTGAAGGAACCTCATTAAAAATAGATGAGGCTAAACCAACTTTATGAATTTCTAAAGCTTTTTCCATTTTTTCTTTAATAGCTCTATCAAAAGCTATTTCTTCATCTGCACCTTTAACAATTGCTGCAAACAAATTATTCGACAATTCTCTCATCTTATTTATATTTATACGTTTTGTAATTTACACTTTTGGTTTAATACTAAAAATCTTCATCCTCATCATCATCAGAGGCTTCCTTTTCAGCGGCGATTTCTTTATCTAAACGAGCGATATCATCACTCGATTGACGAAGAATTGTCTTTCTGACATACTCGTCTGAGATGTATTTGCCAACAAGATCTTCTAACATCTGAGCCATCTCTAATCGCTCTCTAAGAATTTCGAATTCTTTAAGTTCAGCAAAATAGTTATCTTCTAAAAAATCAATATTAATAGATTCTTCAATGTCGTCCCAGTCTTTTTCTACGATAACACCTTTAAGAATAAGCTGAATGCGTAATGCGTCTAAGAGCATATGCGCGAACCTTTTTCTTAGTCGATCAATAAACTTCTGGAACTTAACTTCATCTCTAGAAATTTCATTAGATTTACCGGTAGTGTATTGTGTTTCTTGTTCTAATCGAGCAACGGGAACGTTCAGCGCGCGATATAATTTTTTCTGAAAGAATAACACATCTTCAATTTGACCAAGATTTTCTCCACCGCTTAAAGTCGTAATTTCTGTTCCTCGACCACCTTCTCGGCGAGGAAGATAAAAATCTTCAAGCATTGACATATGTCGTCTATCATCAGTAATGTTACCCGTAGTGGCATCATAAACCAGCTTATTACGATATCTTGATACGACTTGTTGCACGTACTCTTCGGCTTTACCCTTAGGTAAGTTACCTACGTCAATATAGAATATTCTTCGTTCAGGCGCACGGGATACGCGGTATACAACCAACGAATCCTCCATGTATCGAAGCTGATTGGCGAGTTTTAATGCTTTATGTAAATAACCGAGTGTTCTTAGATTTGCTGAATCTTTTAAACCTGAATTCGTTTGAATGATTGCGTCATTTGCAATTTTTACACCATTGATATTTCCAGAAGTTTGACCTGCAGCTTCGGGCGAATACACATAATATTCGTCAATAACCTTTTCATACTCAACTTTGGTTTTTTCATCTGTTTCGGTTTTGACCTCGCGTATTTTATTAATGTGTGTAGCTTCAATTGGTCGTATTTCTACTATGCCCTTTTGAGGATTGGCGTTATCAACGATCACATTAAAATACGACTTTCCATCCACATACCAATTACGAAAATATTCATTGGCACGGCGATTGAACTTATAAAGTTTCAGTACATTCTTAAATTCTTTTACAATCTCTTTTTCAACCTCCTCTGGATGAGAAGATGTAAACTTTAGACTAACAGGAGGTTTATCTTCTGAAGAAGCAATGGCCGCATCAGTGATGTCTGCAATCGCTAAATCGCATTCTGGTTGCAAAGCCACTTCTCTGTACTTACGTATAAGATCATGGTCTGAAGTAGCACTCGACTCGCTTAAATCTACGTATTGACCAAAGTATCCTCCACCTACAGTGACGTTTAAACCGTCTTCATCATCTACCTTAGGAATAGGCGAAACAACTTCTTTCTCTTTCCCCTTAGAAAGACTTTTAGCTATTTCGTATCCAAATATATTAATCGCCATATTACTTATTTATAACACTCATACCAAAGATAATACGATAAAGCATGGGGGAAAAACCCCCATGCTCACCATATATAAATTTAATAATTTAACTGCTGGTATTTGATTCCCAATATTGGTAGTCAAACGCAACAGTAAATTCTTCAATAGCATCAGTCGAATCATTACTTAATTCAATTGAAGATATGCTTGTAGGGTATCCCCCGCGTAATACATATGATTTTATAGTATTACCTTGTTTATCTAATTGATCAACACCAAGATCTGTCTGATAATCACTAGGATTAGTAAGTCCAGAATTCGATGCGTATGTGCTGATACCATTTTGCCAACGCTCCATTGCGTCTCTAATTTCAAATCCGGTATCATTGATAATTGTTACAGTCCAAGGTTCGAACGTGCGGTCACCAGCAACTTTTAGTTGCCTTCCACGGTATGGAACACTAATTGAACCAACCGTGCTTTCGGGTAATGCTGCTGCTTTACACATGAATTGTGCTAGTTCAGTATCACCTGCCGCGTATCCGGGGAATGTAAGAGTAGCTTTGAAAAGGTTAGCTCTCGCTCCTCCTCCAACTAATTTTGCTTTTAAATCGTCTACAGTAGCCATATAATTTTTCCTTTCTTATTTTTTGTTTAGTTGCCAGTTCCAACGATTTCAGAGAATTCAACACCCGTTCTTGTAGCAATAAAGTTAAGAGTGATAAAGTTGATGGAACGTGCAGGTTTAATATAAATATCTGCTACAAATCTGTTAGTATCGATAACTTCTCCTGTGTTATTTGTTTCGTCGCATACAACCATGAAGTCAGTAATACCACGACGACCTTTAACATCTCTAAGGAAAGGTTCAGTCATATTCCTAAACATTGCTCGAGTAAATTCATCGTTCAATTCGAACAACTGGAATTTAGAAGCTGTGGAAATCGCCTTTTCAAGAACAATAAAGAGTCTACGAACGTTAATTCTATCAAACGCAGATGGTTTACTTTGAGCAGTCTTATCACCGAATAACAGAATTCCTTGTCCAGGCTCTGCAATAACTGGGTTAATACCACTTTTGTATAATTCATCTCTTTCACTCTTGTTAGGGTTCCACTTAAGTTTAGTTACACCGAGTAAATTTCCACGGTTATAACCAGCAGGTGAGAACCAAGGATCATTAGTGTCGTCAGTCCTTGCACATAGACCAGCGATGTGGCCGTTTGCAGGAATATAGCGATATGAATCGGTGTACTTATTATAGACATACACCGCTGAACTATCGAGGATAACATAAGAACTATTGAAGTCCAAATCAGCCGATACAGCATCTACATCATTTGCAGTCGGTGCAGGAGAAATAAATCCTACACAATCTTTACGAGTTGTATCGCAAAGTGATAAAACTTTATCTGCAACAATTGAAGAAACTGATGGATCATCGTCAGTTTCAGCAAATACTAAATTAACATCGATTTCTGACGGATTGTCAAAATAACCAAGTGCTGTAACAACGTCTGCCTTACTTGCAGCATCTGCAGCATCGCTACCATCAGTACCGCCTGATAATGAATACCCAAATAAGTCTTCGTCATCAACAGTGGCGATGGTAATTTGCACATGTTGATCATCGTCATTAACACCTCCCAGTAGTTCATAGTATGGCACGTCAATGCGGTCATCGACATCATAGCCAAACCCACCATCTAAAACAGTTACTGCAGCTTCGTATGTACTTCCATTTAAGGAAATAGCAATTTCAAACTTCGCGCCACTACCAGTAGCACCAGCATCTGCTTCATATAATATACCAGGTGTAACGCCATGAGTTACAGTGTATGTTCCAACTGCAATTTCAGCGATCGCACTGTCATCAGTAAGTGCATTAGTAGTAGTGGCAATACTTGAATCTGCAACCAAATTAGCACTGAATACTTTACCGGATGAACCTAATGTACCAGGTACAGCGTAATCAACACCACTAATCGATGATTGGAATGATGTAGCAAATGCTGTTTCGTTGATGTATACATAATCGGAATCGCGATTAATTACTGTCTTATAGTAATTTGAACCACCCTCTTTTGTAGCATCAGCATAAAGTGAAAGGCCTTCGAAGATTTCTAGAATAGCACCTTTTGTACCACTAAATCTACCATCTTCATCAACAATAATGACATGAATTTCATCATTTGCACCAGCTTGAACATTGGATGCAGCCCAGGTTGTTGTACCAGCTACTGCGTTTACAGAATTGTCTAGGTTTGAATCACTAAACTTACCTGCTGTTCCATTTGGTGAATAGATTGCACATGCAATGTGTGCCTTTAAACTATTACCAAGTGCGCCTGGACAACGTGCTTGAATAACACCAGCAACGGTGCCAAAGCTAGATAAATCATCAAACGAATCATCGTTGTCAATCTTAACTACGTCGGTAGCTGTTCTATGGCGTGAGCCTGAAGCGTTTTTAGCATCATCGCTAATCGCTCGAGATATACGCAGTGTGTTTGCGTATTTTAAAAAGCTTGCGGCCTGTAAGAATGAAGTATAGTTATCATAATCTCCACCATCAGCAGTGCTGCTTGGTGTGCCATATTCATTTACTAACTCTTTCTCCGAAGAGACGAGTCCTACTTCTCCAACAGGTCCCCAGCTGAAGTGTCCTGCGAAAGCACCGATCGATGTCGATACTGCAGGAATCACGTTTGTTAAGTCAACCTCGTTGACTTCTACTCCTGGTGATACTTGAAATCCCATTTTTAGTTGTTTCCTTTCAATTGTTAATTTATAAGTTTAAGCATAATAAGGTTTGTCTCAATACTTCTATTTATAACTTATGACTTTTAAAGATCATGCCATTCTTTAATGTCATTAGCCATCTGTTCATGATGACTACTCGCATCTCGCCCGTCACTAATTATGCCGAATGGTGGAACATCGTTTTCAATTTGCTCCATCTTTTCTTTAAATAGCATTTCTTTAAGATCTACAGTGGAAATATCACCAAACGCTTCTGAAGAAACAAACCATGCAAACAAGACTAAGTTCATAACTAAGTCATCGTGATTGCCCTGACTTGCTTCATACGAACTTCCTTTCGCCTCAAATGTCGAAAGTTCTAATATACTATGTTCATCAACAATATTCAATTTTCCTAGCTCAACCAAATCTTTCAAGTTGGAACACCCGATGCGTTTAACACGCTTTGTCATCATAACACCAATACCATTCTTTTTGACAGTTGATTCGACAAACATATTTTCATACTCATGTTCGTAATACACATCATTACAAACAACCATTCCAACATCGTTGTTTTCGATAATCACTAGAGCATCGTTATATTCTTTCGCAACCCGAACAATGATATCTGGAAAAATCATTGGGGATATCATATTATCTCTAAAACATGCGACCTGTTTAAAGTTTCCAAAGGTAGCGTCGATTACTGTAAACGTCGAATAATCTTGTCCACGCCCTTTTGAAACGTCAACAGTCATAACATATTGATGGTCAGTAATCGGATCTTCATAATAATTTACACCACGGTGCCTTTTATCTGGTGTGTGCATTTGAAGACCTATAAGAATATTCGAAGAAATTAAAGTATTAGATGTGCCAATAAAGTTGTTTCCAAATTCTTGTTCAAATTGTAATTCAGACGTATTAGCAATCGTCATTTCTTTCCAAGCTTCATCACGGCCTGGGACATCAAACCAATCAACTCTAAATGGTGTAAAATTATTCTTGTTCTTTTGTGCGCCTTCCCACAATGAACAGAATAGGTTACCAATCCCATTCGCAGTTGATGTAATAATAACCTTTGTGTCATTACCTGCGGAAATTACAGGATATGTTGAGGTGTAAAATTCATTTGCGTTTTCCACGAAAGCGAACTCATCAAGAAAAAGTAGGTTGGCTGAAAGACCTCGAATAGAACTTGCTGAAGTTGCAGACGCAACAATTTTGGAATTATTTGAAAACTCGATCGATCCTTTGTTGAGTGCTTTACAACCCGGCTGAAGAAAGAAAGGTAAATTTTCCAATGCAAGTGTGATACGACTTAGCATCTCTCTAGCAGTTGCACCCTTATTCGCCAAGATCGCAATAGTTTTTTCCGAGTTAAAAATACTATACCATAGAATATAGATCACTGATGAAATAGACTTTCCAGATTGTCGACACGCTAAAACAATATTAAATCTATTTTCATTAAATTGAGTGAACATCTTTTTCTGATATTCATATGGTTTAAACGCGACAAGACCTTTATCGAGAGAAATAACCTTTACGTACTTTTCTGCGAAGTAAACTGGATCAGACATACACTTCATATATTCATCAACCTCTTTAGCTGAGAATGGTGTCTGAAGGCCATCTTTTCGAATAAGCGGATTTCCAAGATAACCGCCTGTGCCGTTAATCGTATTACTCTGTGACATCTATTGTTTTTTCTTCTTCATCATCAGTTCTACACTTTAAGAATTTTTGCAACTCGGTTGTAGAGCCTACGAAAATTGAATTGTTCGTAGTTGTACTTGAAGGCCCATTCTTTTGTTGTGTAATATCTTGTCGCGACTTCTGCAACTTAACAAGATCCTGAGTCATTTCACTCGTGTGCTTTATCATTGTACCAAGAACCTCAAACGCTCGAGGATGTTCTGACTCTGACGCCAGCGCCATCATCGTATCAATCGCTTCGCACGATTGATCTATTAAAGATTTCATTTTATCACGAGAATATTCAACGTCACTCTCGGTGTCCTTTATGATTTCTTCATTAGACACTGAAGACTTAGGTTTTTTTATAATGTCAAGGTTTTCTTCGAGCGCATCATATATTTCATTTTTTTTATCCATGGTCAAATCCAAACGTCGTTGTTATTGTGTCGCTATCGTCAAGAGGTGCGGCGTCAGCGTCATCCACTGCAACGCGGACGTTTTCATTTTCTGTGCCGTATGGCTCATTGAGTTTCAGTGTATCACGGTCGTCCTTATCTGCGAAAAAGAATGTATCAACCTTTCGAATAATCGCACTCTTTGTCGTTGCACCAGCGAATTTAATTTTCATACCAAAATCAAGAGTGTATATGATACTTCTTCTAGTTAAAAAGTCTCCTTCATAATCATCTTGAAAAGTAACACCATTGAGAACAATTGGAACGTCGGTCGTCGTATCAGCACCTTCTAATTCCTTAATCGCGATAGTATATTCTGGAGAAAAGGTAGGAATGATTTGCTCGACTATCTGTAAAGCTTCATTCTGATTTTCGGCATATATATTTAATTGCATTCCAAGTGTGTATGGAACTGATTGGTAAAGCAAATCTACACGAGAATTATCACCATCAATAGGTAACGCTCGCTGATTAAACTTATTTAGTTTTGCCGTTGAATCGTATTCTATCGACGTAATTTCAAAACTCATCCTTGGCAACTTAATTGCTATCGTCTCACTTTTTGAACCTGTCGAATCTGAATTAATACGAGCTAAAAACTTTTTCCGAGGCCCATACGAAATTGGCACCTTTTCTTCAGTCGCACCAGTTCTCAAAATTTTGATATTATTAAATATCGTGCCAAATACTGCAACTGACTTGCGTATTGTCTTATTATAAAAGTGTGTTCCGTTTAACATATTAACTAGTTATGTTTGGCATTCCAAATGGGTTAGTGGTGCTAAAATCGATAAAGGAATTTCCTTCAACTTCAAAATCCGGATTATCAGCGTATGGATCATTATCGTCAATCGTATCGAATGAATCGATAGTAGCAATAGCATAATCACCACTAGCACCGGTGATGTTACCCCAACTACCAGTTGTTGGAACAAATCCAGTATTACTACTATCACTTGCTCTTTGATTAACAACATCTATATACGTATCGCCTACAGTTGCAACTTCTCCAGTGATTGTTAGGGTACCATTGGTCTGAGTTACATCTTCACCTATTACAAATTCACCACTCCCACTTCCAAGATTAACTCGTGTTCGAATAGCGTATCGTGTTTCAAAGATATCAATCTCATCAATTCCTGTATCAAGCTCTTCATTACTATATTCAAACTGTTGACACGTTAGCTTAAACGTTGGAATATTCTGTAATTGATAGAACGGTGTCTCATCCTCAACATAGTTAATTTCAAATAGACCATTCACAAGAGGGAAGTAAATTAGATCACCTTCCTGAGGTCTTATTTCAGTAGGATTCTGAAACCGTGAAACAAGCTGCTCCCATCTACGATTGGAAACAACTAGGTTAACACTATCTCGTATTTCAACACCAAATTTGGTCAACAGATCTCCATCTCCTTCGAAGCCATCAACATTTTCGAGATACATTTCAATTTGAAACGCCTCACCGAATTTAGACAATTCATCTTCATTAAAAATAAAGTCTGTGTTAACGATTGACCGAGGAATATAATAAACATCGTGACCATATATCTTCAGAGCCTCTATAACAACGTCTTCATAGAGTCTTTTTTCTGCGGTAGTCCCTTGACTAAAATGAACATTCCTAGGCATATTAACCAATAAAATCTAATGGTGGCAATTCGTGTTGAAGTCTTACTTGTTCTTCCAGCTTTTCAATATCCGCTATAGCGTCATCATATATTTGGCGCCCGTTAAGTGTTACACCACCTGGAAGAGTCATGCCTTCAAACTTGATAAGATTAAGACCCCATTGTCTCTTAAAGAGCGCTGTTGTATAACGCTTTAAAAACATATCGTTATATACATCAGCAAACGATTCAGGATCAACAGCGCTATAGCCATCAAATACTACGTAATTTCCTACACCAACATCCGTTAATGTTTCTGCGTGGAAGTTAACTCTATTTTTGTGTCGACTGAATTCAATCATTTCATACACACCATTAATGTTACGATCAACTAAAGAAAGGTATTGCTTTGTTAACTCGTAGTTTACTAATCCTCCACCCGATATTCCACCTAGATCAAAAATATCATTTAAGTGTATCTGGTAATCAACTGACATAATTGATGTTCCAGAATTGGTGTTATCGACGTTGAATACATTATTAATTGAAAGAATGTTCGTATTAGCATCTATACTGATATAGCCATTATCAATATCGGCTTGTGTAACTTGATGTTTTAACAAGTTTCGCACAATGGCGTCGCTATGGAATTCTTGATAAAGCTGAATTGCTTCGTCAACTCGATCTTCCAACTGATCATCATCAACATTAACCTCAATAACTGGATGGCCCAATGCTCTTAAACAATAGTCTATAAGTTTTTGTCGTGTATTTGGTGTGGCCATAATTCTATTTATATGCTAAATGTCCTTATACTTCTGGAGCAGAAGCATCGAATGTAACTCCAGGTGTTACGTGGATCTGCCCTTCTAAAACCCTAGTTACTACGACTGGTGACGAATCATCAGTAATGATAACATCATACACGTATCTTCCTGGTTTTAACGCAGCGGTTTGAGCAGCGGTTAAAGAAATTGTTATTTTAGATGTCGCAATGTCAATGCTCGTTGTAAACGTAGATTTAACAGTGCCATCATACGACTTCGCAATCTTAGCTATAGCACTATAGTTCGTAAGATCTAAATCGCCTGTTTCATCGATGACCGAAGTAAAGTTAGAACCCTGATCAATGAAAAGATTTGAATAAGTTGCCATGCTATTATCTATTTATAACTTTATCACTTTCGCTTGTAGACTTTCTTGCATAAACTATTACAATTCAGCGTCTTTTAATAAATTTATTGACGTACTTTCTAGGCACTATATATGCAGCGCAGTACACTTCATCTATTTGTTTTCTGTACGATACTCGGTGCCGCCCATCTAAACAAAAATTATCATCTGTTACAACAATAGCGTCTTTACACACCCCTTCTTTTTTATAAAAATTAATGACACTTTCTTTTAGTGGGCTATCTCGGCATGTCGTATTACTAATATCGTAAATATCATTATATTCTAATACTCTTATAGCGTTGAGCGTAACAATTAGTGATTTTATATCAATATACTTATCTCCCGGTAAGGTATGATTACTGAATGTTTGCTCAAACACTGACATATCTCAAACCAATTGAAACTCTATAACCTGATTCACACTCAACTTTGTGATAAGTGTAAGGCTCATGAGCAGTAAGTTCAAATGCTCTCAAGGTAATGCCATCAACAACGTCATATGTATCGATAAAGTCATCATCTAGAGAAAATCGGTATGAGAATTTAGACTTGCCTGTTGCATACGTTATGTAGAGTGTGTTTGACGGGTCATTAGAGTTTGTATGCTCATCAATAGCATCACCAGGTCCGTATATGAATTTACCACTTACTCTAAATCTTAATGAAGGAAAACATTTCTTTAATACTGGCAATAGGTCTATTACATCTGAGTCAGTGAGCTTTGCTAAAGATGCATTAATAGCATGAGGAGCGTTGGGGTCTACAGGGCCACTTCTTACAGTTTTCTCTAATCTATCATATACGATTTTAGATGATAGCAATTTTAAAGCAGCTTCTAAATCTTCCGCGTGTTGTAATTTTGGTACACCTTTACCGTGTATATTATACTCCGTATATTTTGTTGCCGTAGTGTTGCTCATAATCTATGTGTAATTCTGGACATGTAAGAGTGTCAATTTCTTGTATATTAGTGATGTTAGAGAAATCACTATTGATAAACGTGTTTAGCGATTCAATAGTCTCTAAAATGCAATTTACAATATCATCCTTTCCTAAAGCTGATGCTTCAACAACCATTTTTCTTAGCTCTCTTTTCCGCACTTCGATATCAAAGTTTAGTTCATTTAATCTTTTCGCTAATACTTTTATTTTATCATAGGTTAGCACTAGATCTTCGTCTAAACTACAACAATCTATATATTTTATGTGTAATCTGTACTTCTTTAATGTCTTTTTAGTTAACAAAAGACACTTACCTCGTGTAGATGGTTTTTTTGCAGAAGTGGTGAACGCTAAATTTTGTGTTTTATTTAGCTTATGAATGTAGTGGTATAAACGCATAAGTTAGGTTGGAAGGTTTTCCTATTAACTGTTGTTATCAATTATCACTTGAAAAGGCGCATCAACATTAGATCTACTAATGAATGAAACGGTATTAGCATCATTACCTCCTCCGCTAGCGCCGTATGACGATAACGATACTGTCTCAACTACAATGGTCGTGTTATTAATTGTGCGAGCAGAAATATTTAGTTGCCCATTAAGCGTACTATTGGCTGGTGCTTGAACGCTCCAATCACAAGCCAATGATGCAACTGCTGTAGGCAAATTGCCCAAGTCAGGAACTGTTATAGTGTATTGGCCGGCTGAAGTTCTACTTATAGTGCACCCTTTAATGAATGTAGCAGTAGTACCGTCATGTTGCACTGTTATGTTTTGATGGCGACTCGTATCAACATAATCTTTAACCGCAGCAGATGTAGGAATGCTAGTGTCATTGTCGTTATTACTAATCCCACCGCTTTCATCTACAATGTCTACCTCAGAGCAATCTCCTGCTGAGGCACCGGTGTTACCTATAAGTTTTTTTCCAGCAAGTTCCTGAAGCTTATTTAGATTAACAGAATTAGGATCATCGATTTTTTTAATGATGCCATTTGTCTTTTTCCTAAAATCGTTTAACGTGTCGGACAATTCAACACCATCATTAGGTGAATTAAAATTATCGAAGTCTGTGTAGTCCATAGTAGTATTTATTCAGGTGTAAGTGATTCAACAAGACTTTTCAATTCCGCAAGTTGTGTTTTAAGCAAAATGATTTCTTCTTCCTGCTTTCTCTGTTTTTCTCCACGTGACTTGGCCGCGCGTCTTGCAGCGTATGCTGAAGAATTGGAGTTAATCAAAATGCCAGCCTTATTTCTTATAAATGTTTTTTCCATTATAGTGTTGCTATTATTCTTAGATTCTTAATTTCAGGTGAGTATGTTTTATCACTAGATTTAAACAGTACCTTCACTGCAACTTCATCATATTCTTCAGAAGTACTTCCTTCAAACTTAACTTCATTAAACCTGAAGTCAGTTGAGACTGGAACCTTTGTTCCATTGAGAGGATCGATTTTTGTCCACCCTAAAGCCTCGAATGGTGTATTACTATTGAGGTATTTAAACTTAGCATAAACTTCAATTGATGTACTATCATCAGGTCTCATAGCATCGAAGTAAACATTAATCTGATCGGCGGGAGACGAAAGTTTAACGCTTTTACTAATGTAACGTGCCATACACTCACCGTCGTCTCTCAACGTTTCAAATTCGCTCGAGTTATTAATTAGATTATCAAATGTAACAAGTGAAATTCTATCTAAATCAATAACTGGTGATATTTTAGAATTTGTCGTTGATAGCGTTGCTTGGAGTTTAAGCATATCATCACCTGAACCATCATGAGCACTTGATGAATCATGTGTTACGCGTTCGTCCGTGTAAATCAATTCTCCAGGATATACTGTATACGATTTATTATCTGCTACGTTCATTAGATAATCAACACTAGATTCTGGAAGAAGCATGTCTTGAATGATAGGTAAGTACGAAGATGCTTTCCAAACATCAACCTCGGCTGTGCCGGCAGCAGTTCCAGTAGGTGTTAGTGATTGAGCAGCATTTCCTGTTCCTGAAATAGATGCGATACTTGTTGGACTATCCGTTGTGCTCAATTTAATAATTCTACTATAAGGAACTTCATAAAGAGTTGAACCATCTTCTTCGTATGTTATAGCGTAGTATGTATCACCATCAGTTAAACCATTGATGGATGTGCCGCCACCGTCGTTGTACACTAAAGGCTGGCCATTTTGCATCTCAGCCACGCCATCTGGAAGAGTGATAGTGTCTGTTGCAGTAGTAACATTACCAGTTGGTATATTGATATTGCCCGGACCTGCGATCGTAACAGTTGGTACACTCGTGTATCCCGAACCATTTGTAACTACCTCAATCGTATCAATCACTCCACCTTTACTTACGTGTGCCTTTGCGGTTGCAGTAGTTCCACTCGAAGGTGCTGCAATAGTGATTGCAGGAGCTCCTGTTAAATAACCTGAACCTGAATCAGTAACATCGATGTAAGTAACCTGTTCACGTTGAGGAGATAATCCACTAAATATTGCATCCTGTGGAGATGTTATAAAGTCAGCGCGGTTGAGTTTAAATTTCAGATCTTTATTTTGATCAGGTGTCCAAGTTGAAGCGTTCTGGGATTTAAGCATTACACCAAGATTAACATTCTTACTAATCTTTTCCTTATTTGCCCCAACGTCAGTACCACCAACTTCAGCGTGCCAAACACGATATCTTGCACTGTTCGATATAAGAACGATCGCGTACTCTATACCAGGTTGAAGATAAATTGGTGTGTCAAATCTAAAGTTTGTTGTAGAAGCTGCACTCGTGGCATCAACGTTTACATCAGTTGAACTCTTTAATACCTTCGATAAAGGAATTGTCTTTTGTGTAGGAATTCCATTTTCGACTGATACGATGCTTAGTTCAACAGGAAGATTAGGATCTTTCTCTTGAAAATAAATGTCAATTGAAGAAAGAAAAATACCAGTAGGCTCATTGCCAATCATAAACGTTTGAGCAACGGGATCTCTTCGTACTACTCGAGTTCCTACGAGTAAATTCCTTTGTTCGGTTAAGCGCGTTCTTTCTAAGACCAATTGTCGAGTTGAAAGAATTGTACGTTGTCTTGTCTCAAGAAGACCTTTAGCATGATATGTAGTTTCAGCAGACGATAACTCGAGAGTTCTGTTATTGTCTTCTTTATCAGTTAAACGAACTTGTCGAGAACCAGTGCGGAATCGTAATGAATCGTTATTCGGAATAACAAACCATCCTTCAACGTTACCCGCCGCATCAGAAATAATGCTTCCATCAGCACCACTGATTGAACTTTGCCCATCAAATCTTTCTATTTCTGTACTAGCATCACCAGCAACATCACCACCAAACGATACAAATGTTGTGGAATCAACTGCGTATGGTGTAATATTGACGTCATCAAAGTATAGATAGAACGTGGTATTTGGCTTAAGCATACTTCCTTTATAGAACACTTTACGTGAGCGAATAAATGGAACAAAGGTGATGTTTAATATCTTATCGTCAATTACCTCTCTATTAAAGTTAGTAACAAGAGAAGTTTGAATACCTTGTCTTCTATCGCGTTCAAATATACCTACGTGGTCGTGTCTCCTTGTGCTAAATAATCGCTTAGCGAATTGACGAGGATTACCGAGACCAGCTTGAGCACGTTGTGTAGGTGACCATTGTGATTCCCATTCGTTCCATTCAGTACCGAGTATGTTAGGGTTATTAGAAATTTCCCGAATAAGGGCTGAGTTATCACCTTCAATATTTTCTATAATATCAGGAACAAAATTGATATTTTTCCATTCGTCACTTGATGGTGAAAGTTCAAGTGAACCACTCCATGTAGCAACGTCATAAGGGTTTACACTAATATGATTTGACGCATAAGGTTGATCAACAAGCGTTTGTTCAATGAAATCGAGAGTTACTGCGTTCTTTCGTTTACCAGTATAAACAGGTGTAGAGTCTATAGCATCACCATTCCACGTTGTTGTGGATGTTCCATCAGCAAATTGCATATCAGATGAACCATGAATATATTGCCACCTAGCGTTATCTGATAAGTATGTAGGTCGAGCAGTGAAATTTTCTCTATCAATAGCACTTCTATAACCTGCGCTTTTCACATTACCAACACCATGGCCTCTAAATGAGTCTGTTAGAATTCCGCTCTTGTATCTTGGACCAGAGCTATCATTCAATTGTGTTTCCGCAGCTTCTGACTCGAGTTGCGATAATGATGCGTAATACTCAAGAGACTGAATACGGTTTTCAAGTGAACCGATGTCTTTCATTGTGTAGCGTCGGTTTTTAGCAACGTCTATTTCAATATCACCTAAGGAGTACACGTAACCAGGCTTGCTGATACGATAAAGAATAAGCGAATCACTTGGATTTTGAGGATACACTGGCTCTTTAGAAGCTACGCCTTCAATAAATTGTATATCGCCAAGTTGATTTAATGTAACGATGTCTTTACGAGGTTTGTAATAATCAAACTTCACGTTCACAATCGCATTTGGTTTTATACTTTCACCTTCTGTTGAAGTTAGAATTGAAGGTCTAAAGTCTAAGCAATTGGAAAGTCTTAAGTCCTCATACACCGGAATATCTTCTAATGCCATTGCTACCGTACCATTAGTCGTGTATGAATTTGCAGAAAAGAAGTCACCTGCTGTATGAATTTCAAAATAACTGAATGTAACAATAACTGACGCAGATTCAAGACTCGCAGGGCCTTTATAAACTACTTGTGAATAACCATACTGCGTATCGGATTGTCCGGTCACTAGTTCAAAATCGGAAAGTGATAATGTGTTTCCATCGTGTGATACACTCTCAATTTCGTATACGTCAACTTTATCTAATGTAATTATGTCACCATTGTTTAGTGTACGAGTTTCGGTAAAGGTAGTTCCAGTTGTCTGTTTCTTAATACCAAGGTTTGCATCAGTTTGCACTGGCGCAAAAACCGTAACTGGATCGGCACTTGCATTAGATGCTGCACTTCCATCAGCTCTTACTAAAACAAGAGTTGCATCAGATCCAGAAATCGTTACGTCTTTAACATATGTTTCACCTTCAGTTGAATCGGTCCCGGCGTCATTTTGCATAATGACATAATCATCAGGATCTGTACTAATGAAAGAATCACCAGCACCGGCCGTGATACTAATTGTTGAAGAAGCGGTTGAGTTATCAGAGTAGCGTTTTTGTACAACATACGAAGTATTAGTTGAATCGATATCCTTAACATCATAGTCACCCATAGGATAAACCATACGAGAAAGATTATCGCCAATCTCATGAAGAACAAAGCCATCAGTGTTTTCTAAATATGACTGGCCAGTTGGTGATGAAGCAGTGTGATCAACACATAAAACTGTCGCATCACTAAGAGTTTTATTTGATTCTAAAACTAAATCGTATATGTATAATCTTTTTGTTGCAACAGCTGCTTCAGGTGTAGTATCATTCGACGTTTTTACACCGCTATTTTCGATTGCTTGAATTCGGCATGTTCCTATAAGCGTCGTATCTGTTCCACTCGCAAAAAGTTGGTATGTATTAGCTGGGGCAAAAATAAAGTTGGTAAAATCCGCAGAGTCTAAGTTAGCATCTTGATCAACGAAGGCGCCTTCAATATATTGACCACGATCTGCTGAGAATTTGTATGCAGTTTCTGTTGCAACATCGCTTGACTCATTACCTTTATTTGCTACTACATCCTGCTTTCCTTCCAATTCAGTTCTATAACCTTGTATGTATGCCACACCGGGTTCAACACCAAGAACATATCTTTTAGCACCTTCGGTCGCTGCTGTAGTAACATCAGTTACACCTGGGAGTAACGAATCACCTGAATTGTAAATTTGATCAGCAGTATATTTACCTCTATTACCCGCTTCGTCGTTTAAGTATTCGCGAATTTCATGCTTAAATGGATTGACTACATATGACCCACTTTCATCTTCTGTTCGTTGAGCAAGTGTTTTACCAAGTTCACTATATTGTGTTCGAACAGATTGTGTTACTATATCTTCTTTAACATCCAGTAGAGTAATCCGCTGTTGACCTTCAACAACAGTTGTCTCTGTCGAAGGAATGAATTTTAGATTTAGCGATATTTTATACCTATCTGCACCAGGCGCTGTAAGGTTTGGTTGGCCCGTTGCATTATCCAATAAACTTATATCATCACCTGAAGTAATAATTGATTCTGTAATATCAAAGACTGCGTTACCCGTAAGCTTCGATGTTTCACTACTCTTTACATAAAAGGCTTCAGTATTATCGGTAAATACAAAGTGTCCTTTTACAAAGAATATTCCCGAATCCTGAAAAACCCCGCCGTAATAACCAACGTCTTCACCACTCGCTGTTTCTCTACAAACGCCCAACGTATTTCCGGCTGAAATATCTGTACCATTAAGAGTAACATCAGTTTCACCTATACTAAGTTCAATCGTATCACCGTCATCAAAGAGAGTATCTGTACCAATGTATTTTACATAAAGTCTATAATAGGCACCTGTAATTGCTTCAGCACCAAGTACTTTTGCTTTAACATTGGTTGTACCAGATAATTGGATTTCCTTTCCTTTTAAAGCGCTCAGTTGTGATGCAGTTAAACCTGTTGGTGAACTTGCACCAGTGAATTCGATTGGAATACTTCTAATACTTCCATCGTAAGTCGTGTAACCATCTAATACACGATCGCCATCTTTAAACACATGACGACCAAACTTATCAATTTGATCTTGAAGATTCGATTGAAGTTGGTTAAGTTCTCGTACTTGTACACTCCGACCAGGACGAAATAGTATTCTTAAATAGTTATTTTCAGAAGAAAAATCGTCGTGATAAGGTGTATCAGAATATGTTTGAATGGGCATAAAATATTAAAGTTGGATAATGAGTTTTATTTCCTCAGTTTGATCAGAAGATCGTGTAAAGGGAACGCGATTTTCATGGAAAATCACTTCACCGTTAATGCTCTTTGTTGTGTTAGGGCTATCGAGTGATGAGTATTCACCAACTCCAATAGTGGATACACCTGTTGAAATTACATCGTCTTCGGAAAGTGTAGAAGAAGAATGTACAAGAATATCATCGGAACCAACTATTGGGCTAAGGAAATTGACTTCTTCATTCGTGTTTTGGTGATAGAAGATTGTGTCACTTTCGTATTTATCAAAGTAAAAGTATGAAGTGACGCCTGAACTCGTTTGCTTTAGAATGTCACCTGGATTAAGGGAAGCTAAGTTAGCTGCATCTTCTCCACTCAACGTAATCCATTTAAGAGCATCATACGTTGTAGGTGTTAGTGGGGAATCAGGAGAATCGAATTTACCAGATACACTACGATCAAAATTCTTAATTAAAGAAATCTGTCTAAATTTAAGTAGTGGTGCATCACCTCCTTCCTCATTTATAAAGCTAGCATTAACACCTACAAACCAGGTTGGTAAGACATCAATTGCATTTGCTGCGAATCCAGTACCTGGTGCGATATTAACTATTGCTTCTGCACCCGATCCGCTTGCGGTATCCACGATTTTAACTGTACCAGAAGCTACATCTTCAAGAACGTTGTTATTCCAATAGTAACCGTCACCTGCAGTTATAGTTGGGCTTGTGGCTTCAAGAATATCAATACGTGTAATTGCACCTGCACTAATAACTGGTTTAAACTGAAAGTCTGATGTATCAATTTTAGTACCATCAATATCTACGAGTGTAACATCAACTGTCGTTGTCCCAGAAGCATAGGAAGTACCTTGACTAGTAACTGAAATGCTTGTAAGAAGACCATCCGTTTTATTTGTAGGAGTTGTGACACTTGTTTCACTCGGTTTTAACACTGGAACAAATTGGTTTGTTATCAATTTATTCGCTGTAGGAACACTTTGAACATGAGCCCAAACATACCCATCGCTATTATCAAACCACTCAAAATTATTACTGTGAGATGGTGCGGATGTTGACGTAGCAACACTAGATGAACTACTGTCCGGCGCTTTATTAGAAATACAAAGGTAGATGTTGTCATTATATACTACACTGCATGGATAAAGATCTCCTGTGGAATAAAACATATCATCATCTGCTTGATCGTACATTTTATATTTTCTACCATTCGTCCAAGTGTTTTTCGCAATCAATTGTTCAACATTCGCCTGTTCAATTTCTTTAATAGAAAATAGATTACTTAAAACATCTTTGTTTTCGTACACGTGTGAATTAGGAGCTGGGACTTCAAAATTAACATCGTCTTCTGCTCGTGCACTACTGTCATTCTGCCAAGAATCAGTTTTACCAATTCCAACGCCGTATGCGTTATTTCCTCTGTATGGCCATGTGTCTTCATCGCTATTCGCGGATGGCGAATCAAAGTCGCCAGATGCTGACGCTTTGATGTCGTTGACTAAAAGCCGTGCTTGATTTCTACGGAAATCGTCTGTAATAATTGCTGCCATATTAGTAGTTTTCTTTCTTAAGTTTATTTATATGTTTTCGAGTGGTATTTAAATAACGATGCCACTTATTAGTAATTACTTAAAGGTTGATGCAAGGATGAGTAGGTCATCGACCTTTTCCTGTGACCAACCAAGATAAGTTACTGCACCTACAAAAAGTGCGTTGTCAGATTTAAACTCAGAAGCATGCTCCCACCCATCTTTAATGTTAGGATCATCTGAACTATTAATCAATGCATCCACTGCGGCTCTATCTTCTGGTGATTCGTTGAGTGCTTGTCTGAGCTGGTAGTTTGTCACAGACTTAGGCACAACTGGTGCAACCGCAGGGCTTGGGACAACCACAACCTCGTCATCAACGATTTGTAGAGTCTCAGTAGCTGTATCAAACTCCAAATCGCTTGAGCGAATCTCGTTCAACGGTGTGACGATACGCTTTGGAAACGGGCTTTCATCCGTCTCGTCAATCGTGGTTTCAACTTTGAGGTGACGCTTGTTGGCGTTGCGGAGTGTCATGTAGCCTGTGGCTATATCGAATAGGTAATTCATAATATTTTGATATTAGGTATTAAGAGGATTTGACGGTAATAGTCGCACCGCTCGGGAATGCATCTGGGATTAATATTCCAGCATTGTCCAACAAGACCATCTTAGGAAAGACTTGGGTGTTGGGCTGAGAACCGTTAATTTGGGTTGTTGTCCAAGTGTAGTTATCAGTTGATGTATCAGTGCCTTGTATGCGTTCGCCTACAGCAACCCACCCTACGTTCGTGGCTGTCCCTTCTGGCGCAGTGATTCCGTTGATGGTTTGGTCGCCAGAATACCAGTCGTCATGCCACGTTAACTCAACCGTGTTCTTAATCGTGAACCAGTTAGACTCGGTTGCTTCGGGGAGATAGTCCACTCCGTCATCCGCGATGGTTCCTGACCCTCCTGTGGCAGTCCAGCCCGTTGCATCTGACGGGTGAACAGAGGCATCACAAGGATCAGATTCAAACGCGGAGTAGGTAGAATAACGGATAACCCACTGTGTCCCGTCATGTTTTACATCTGCAAGCCCCGCTCCGTCTTCGTGGTAGTAAACACCATCAGTCATGTCCCAATCATAGCGACCATCAAGGTCTTGCCCACCGTTAGGGCTACCCGCATCTGAGATATGGAAACTCGTAAGTAATCCAGCATTATCACCATTGTAACGCTCAAGCCGCCCACCCTCGCCAACGATCTCAACTTGCTGACCGTCTGGAAGGTTTGTTAGGAGTATTTTCTCGTCGTTGTCCGTGACAAGAATCACCCCGTCATGTTTCCAGTTGCGAGGTTCATTACGTGTAACTGAATCAATCGTTCCTGTCGCTCCACTAAGGGCAGTCCACGTTATAACATCTGCGGGGTGGGCTTCACCACCAGCAGACTCAAAGGCTTGCACACTACCCGATAAAATCCATTTACCAGATTCATAAGTGGCACTCTGGTTATTTCCACTATCGTTTAAGGCGTAGAATGATGAGTATCCTGCATCAGATTCTGGACCATAACCATAGGGGTCTTCTATGTCGCTAAAGAACCCTGCCATATCAACCCCCATCATTCCTGCACCGTCACCGACAATATCGAATGAGTCCGTAGAAGGATCACCCATATACCCCATCATCTGCCCCGTGTCCTCGGTCTTATAAACCGCGCCGACTGCTACACCTGTCAGGGCATAGGCGGCTTCTTTGTTGGCGATAAGGTTTATATTTGCTGAGTCCTTATTTTCTTTTATATTTCTTGTATGATCTGCCATTGTTTTGATTTGTTATGTTATGCTGGGAATGACACAGAGACTACATCTACACTTGCGACCCATCTAATTGTATCAGTAGATGATATGGAAGATACCTCAATTAGAACTTGATCGTTTGTAGTGTCACCTGTTACGCGAACGTCATAGTCGGTTGCATCACTATCGTAAATTGTGGTGATTGAACTCGATAATATTGATGTAGTTCCACCGTCGTTTTCTGCAACAAAAAGAATCTCAAATCCAAATGATTTTGTACAACCTTGTGTTGCACCAGAGATTAATACTTTACCAGTATAAACAGTATCGGTTGGAATAGTCAATCTATTTTCCGATGATGAAACTGGGTTAATACCTTTTAGACCTAAAGCATACCACGTATTAGCGGTGTGTGTAATCTGCCGACGCATAACTAAAGCCATTCTTTGAGCGTCTCCCTTTGTTGAAAACTTACCACCAGCATGAGCGTGTTCTGCATGTTTATCAGTGATAGCTTCAAGCCCTTGTGTATGAGAATATTCTCCACCTGCAGTTGTTTCGCTACCTTGTGCATGAGAATATCTTCCACTTGCTATAGTATCGTGCCCTTGCGCATGAGAATAATTTCCACTTGCATCTGCACCGTTACCTTCTGCATGAGAATAATCTCCACTTGCAGTTGTATTAACACCTTCAGCGTGGGACCAATCTCCACTTGCTTCTGTACCTTCGCCTTCCGCGTGAGATTGTGCCCCACTTGCAATTGTGTTTTTCCCTTGTGCGTGAGAATTGTCTCCACTCGCGGTTGTGCCAAAGCCTTCTGCATGAGAATAATCTCCACTTGCAGTTGTACTGTTACCTTGTGCAAAAGCGTCTGTGCCACTCTCTGTTACGTTAGTACCTATGGTATCTTGCTTTCCACTAAGGTCAGCTGATGATGCAGCACCAAGGTTGCTTCGAGCATCTGCATTGTCTGAACTTCGGAGAAAAGTATCAATGTCTGTTGTTACTGTTACGTCGGGCATATTAGTATTTATATGAAATGTTTAAGGTATTATGCGAATTTATATCTGGAAACTCCATCGGGTTGTAAGTAAATCGAATCAGTATCGGGTCCTCTAAAATTATTCGTATCAACGAACCCGTCGATATCAACAGTAGGTTGAGGTGCAGCTGCGTCATCAATTAATTCAGAAAGTGTTGTAGAGGCTACACCTAAATTGGCGAGAGGTTCTACATCATCCCAATATCCTCGAGTGTAATAATGATCACGGTTTATTTTATCAGCAGTAATAGTCGAAGTAACTATTAGCTGCGCAATTAAACTAACAATTCGATCACGATTTAAATTTATGCCTGCGGCTGTGGTTGTATCATATACATTTTCCGCTAAGCTTTCAATAAATTGGGCGATAGATGACTGCAACCAACCAAGCTGATAGCGCGGAGTATGATACCCTAGCGAAGGTGGACGCAAATCGTTTAACCAACCTTCTGGATTTGATATGGTCGACTCGTAATTAAGCTCATCAAACCATTTGTTTCGAAAGCTAGCAGTGATAATAATTAACGCGAATAACTTCATACCTGCAGGATGAACTAATCGACTAAACGCGTCAAACCATCGCTGAGAAGTAATTTCAGATTTAATTTGATAACTATACTTTTGCCAAAATTCACCGTCTTGTATTTTATCAGTGCTTGATAAGAATCCGCTTTTATCACTCCACAAATTAGTCGTTTCTGAGTAATCACCTGCTGACAATTTTAAAAGATGATCACCAGGATAAAATATTTCAACGATAGTGTCAAACATCATTTGAAAAAATACTTCAACACTTTCAGGAGTACCTTTGATACGATAATAATGTACTATCCTCTTATAAAGTGTGGTTCTGTCCATGACAGAAGAGTTAGGAACAACCTTTGCTATTTCTGATTGGATTGAATCAAGATATTTTGCTGAAGTTGCATCAATATCGTTTTCTGAAATTACATGATCAAGTTCGTATGATGCGAAATTCTCCCTATTAAGATAGTTGTAATATTCCTCCATGAAAGAAATCAGATTCACTGATGACTCTCTCAAGTAATCTGGTATCAGCTCGCGTACCCTATCTCTTTCGTGATTTAAAGGTTTACTATTTGCAATAGACTCGTGCATTATCTTTCGCGGGGAGTGGTTGTATATTCAATTGCACCAGCAGAACCTCTTGTAGCAAGTGTATCAATTTGAGAATTGATCACGGTATTTTCTATGTCAACTTCAAGAATCTGGTTTCTTTTAGGAACAACATCATTTGATTCAGGCCGTGCAAATATATTAATCGCCGTATCAGCGGTCACGTTGAAATCTTTAATTTGAACCATGCCAGTGTCTGTATCGACAGTACCAACGAATTGTTCATCTACAATTTCAGATCCGCTCGAGTTAATATAGTAACGGTATATATTTCGAATGTTATCAACCGAAGATGGTTCGTCTTTAAAGTAATATTTTACACCATCGTTAACGTAAGCGCTCGATGTAATAAGTGATTCAGTAGGATCTTCCGGCACAGCAAGCGGGAAGTTAAAGTTAACTTGGTAAGAGCTTGTGTTCGTATTAAGCGCAGTAAAGCCTTTTAAACAGAAGACTCGTACATAAGAACTCGTGATTGCATTATCAAGATTTGTGATATAACTTAACAAATCTGAATATCTAAACATCTTATCAAACTTTTCAAGTTCATCATCACTGAATGTCTCAATTCCTGATCGTACAAGCG